TGAGTAGCCTTAGCAAAACAATTATACCTTGGATGCCACGGCTGGTAACTAAGACCTGTTAAATGTAGCTGCCACATATAATCTGCACTCATCTGTGGTTTCTTCCAGAAGTCGTGTCTGTCCTCTGGGGCAACATCTTCTGAGGGGTTGACTCCATCAAAACAATTCCATCGTGAGTCTAACCATTCTATATACTCTAGTGATTTGGATTGGTATGGCATACCTAGTTTCTCTCCGAACTCCCACTTATAACTTTTGCTAGTTTTTGCACTCCATTCTTCCATATCCTTTATGCTGTCCATGTATGGCTTTGCTTTCTCGCAATCAAATAACATCAGACTATCACACCACCAACCTCTAGGTTTTCCTTTCTCTGCACCTTTCTTGCCGTTGTCTTGTAGAGCATCCCATATAAATCCAAAAGGCTTGCCGTGCATTGGATACTCCCATAGATGTGCTATGTCTCTAAAGTTAATCATATCTACATCTGTGTATATAGCTTTCCCTTCAAAGTTGCATAGTTCTGGAACTGCATATCTAAAACAAGTAAAAGGTGTACCCCAGTATCTTCTATCCCATTTTGGAAACATTGATGGTCTCAAAAATGTTATCTCTAATTCGTATGCCGAACCGAGGTTTTTGCGTAGTGAGTAGAGATATATCTGTTCCATTAGATAATCTTCTTTTTCACTCGTACCTATAAATAATCTAATTGTATTTGACATATAATAACTTTGCTCCCGCTGACGCATGAATTGAGTGAAAAAATTTATTACCCACATATAGTCCATTGTCGGAATGTAAGGCATTATTACTGATATAATGTTTCGCCCAGTCAAACTGCTCATAGCTAGGAATATCCAAGCAATGCATGAGGTTGTTAAGGTCTTTTCCAATAACTATCGAAGTATGCTTTTTGTTTAATGAGAATATCTGCACTATTCCTTTGTTCGGTATCTGTACTGGAAACTTATCTTTTACTTCTAATGCAATTACTGCACTTGGTAATGTATTGTCTATTTTGTGTCGTAGTATCTCTAAGAACTCATTTTCATGGTTATACCACTTAGGATAAGTACATTTGTAATCGTCTAACTTGGGGTGTTTTTTATGCAGAGGAACTGCGTGCCAAAAGGGAAAGGTTGTGTCCCTCATATCAAGAGGAAAATCTAGAATATCTAGTGCTATCTTCTTAAGTTCACTATTTAATTGTGTAATCATTTAATATGGTGCTCCCGCACCTCTAAAGAATCCTACTATTATATCTCGTTTCCCAGACAGTAATGGTTTAGACTCATGTTCATGTATTGATGTAAATATTGTAAGAGAACCTTTCTTCCTAATCGTAGGGAAAGTGTGTCTAAAGGTTTCTCTTTGTTTTAAGAAGTCAGGAGGATAGTTACTATCTATGAAGACATCAGGAGTAGTATAACTTTCAACTATCTCCAAGTCTCCCCCTTCGTATTCTTTACTGTTGCTAAGTTGTATACTTAGGCTAATTTTTCTAGTAGTCATTCCTGTATGTATTTCTTTCAATCCAGGACGATAATCTCTGTGAGCTCTAAAGTGCATGCCTGGTTCATCATATCTAACCATGTTTATTTCATGCATCTTTCTCTCATCATAGAGATGAAACTTATATGTATTGTCGTTATATAAGTCTACTGCTTTCTTTAATCTGTCATAGAATGGGAACTCTATACGACTTCGCTTTTTACATTTGCGTATCTTTGAGTTGTAACCACTCCATCTTGTTGCTGCGTACGGCCACTTCCTATCTTTGTTTATCTCATACAGCTGTTCTATTTCTGCATCAGATAAAAAAGTAGGTATATGCCCTACTATATCGTGTTTTTTATGTACGCTTACTTCTAACTTCACTTACTTTCTAAGCGTTTAATTCTTTCTACTAATTCATGGTATCCATCAAAGCCTTCGATTCCGCACTTTGGATGAGCCCACGCCTCTAATTCTTCCACTCTAGTTTCTAGGTGTTGTACAATTAGTCTATCGACTTTTCTTTTTTGTCTAAACTTAGCCCACGCAGTTAATATATTCACAAGCTTCTTCCCATGCTTTCTTATTGGTACTTTTAATTGCTAACTCTAAGACGCATCTTGGCTTTTTGTTGTAGTTTCTATCTGCCATCCAGTCATCAATTCCGTCTTGTTCTCCTACTAATAATGTCCAGTCAGCGTTGTAGTTTGAATGTTGGTCAGGTATCTTCTTGTATCTACCTTTTGACACCATTCTAGTTTCTCCACGACCTGAGTTATGAATAAATCTAAGGAATAGTTTACCTTTCCCTTTGTTGTTATTCCAACCAGTCCAGCCCCAGTAAGGAGTTTGAGCCATATAAGTGTCCCAATACCAGTTCTCGGTGTTAGTTTTGGTACAAATAATATTTCTAAAAATATTTCTAAGTCTTACCATATCAGTACCAATAGGAGCAGCTCTGCCTGCATAGTCAACATTGTTTGTCAACTCATGCTTCCCATTATTGGCTGTCATAGACGAGCGTAGCTTTGCTAGAGTTATGTTAGGTTTTGGACTTTGATTGTAACTTGCTGGTTGTTTGTAAACTGTTCTTGCCATTAAGTCTAATCGTGTGATTGTTTCCCTGTTCTTAATTTTTAGTGCTTGTATCATTATTTAATGCTTTTGGGTCTGTTACTTTTTCATAGTAAACTACGACCTCTTTGAGTTCTGTTATATAACGCTTTAATTCTTGCATATTATATGACATCAACTCATAATCTGGTATGGACATAGCAACAAATACTACTTGTCCATGCTCTTTTGTAAGTCTTTCGTGAAACTCTTCAATGTTTTTATCACTAACTACATACCACATAGGCTCTTTTAAGTCTATCTCACGAGGCATCACTGGTTGAGTGATTACTCTATCCATTGGTTTAGCTGTTATTTCTATCTGTTTAGTTGGGATTAGACTGCAACTCGACGCCATCATCAAGGCTATCAATGGTGCGACTAATTTCTTCGATTGAATCAAATACATTTTTTGTTCCTTTGTTTATTCTTGGTTCTAGCAAACCAGGTTTTGCTGCTGCTAGTTTTGTTAAATTGTGTCGTTTAAAGATGTCTAAGTATCTATTCATCTCTAACTGTGCAGCTTGTGACTTCTTCTGCAAGTCCCCTAACTGCTGGGTTTGTAATGCAAAATCATTCTGCATCGTTGAGATAGCTTCCTCTTGGGTCGCTACTGCTCCTTCAAGTGCTGCGTTGTTTGCTGTTAGCACTTGGTTTTGTTGGTACAGGTAGTAACTACCTAGACCCAACACTAATATAATTCCTATATAAAGTTGGTTCATTATAACTCCTTAATTTTATAATTGAGCCCTTCAGCTCCTCGTATTTCTACTATATCGCCATCTTCGGTTTTGAACTGAAGATATTTGTCTTGCTTCTTATAAAACTTTGCGACTACGAATGTTTCATCATCTGCATCGCCGTATATTGAATTATAACTCACTGTGAGTTCGTAATAAGATAGAAATAGGTTCTTAAACCAGAACCACCAATCATTTAACTTCTCTAAAAACTCTTGCTTAGACATGTTCCCAGATTGCTCCTTGATAGAGTAATGCTTCTGCTTCTCTTCTTCGTACTAAGCCGTCTAAGACCTTTCCACCTGCTTTGTTCCACCTTTTGATTTGAGCAGGCACTCCAGCATGGTCGCCAGAGTTGATGACTTTCAACATTGTTGAAGCTAAGAGATTTCCATTACCGAGATTGAACACCCAAGACACAATAGCGTCGTATTGATTTTGAGAAAGTGGAACCGTTACCGCTGTGTTCACATAAGTTTCGTATTCGTGCATTTCGTGGTTGAACATCTCGTCTGCTTGTTCTTGTGTTATGGTATCACCCATGCTTACGCCTTTGATATGTCCATATCCTATCGTTGGAACTCCTGCTGCACATTTATATGCTGTGAGTTCGCATCCTTCAAATTTTTTAATAAGGCTTTTGCCTTCTTCTGATATTGTCATAGTTTTTCCTGTTAGTAGTCGTAAAAGTCGGGGGAGACATAGCTCCCCCTTGTTCGTCAACTTGTTAAACAAGTGGCGCCATTGCTAAGAAGGTTATTGCAGCCATACATGTTAGTATAACTACTTCTCCTATTGCTTCGACATCACACTTGTCTATTCCATCTCGAACTTTAAAAGCTAGTGCTTTCATTTTATCTCCAATATTTTCCTTTTAGAGTTTGGAGTCCGAGTTAGTTGTATCGTTAATAATCCGTCTTGTAGATTCACATTAGTTACTTGTAAATCAGGATTAAGAATAAATCTTCTCTCAAAGCTTTTTAAACTTAGTCCTTGATGAAGGAATACTTCGCCCTCATCTAGTTTGTGTTGTTTGTTGCCCTTGATATGGAGTTCCTCGCCATCAGCGATAATCTCCAGTTCCGTTTTATTCCAACCTGGCACAGCGACATCTATTCGAAATCCACTGCCACTTTCAATTAAGTTATATCTAGGATAAGAACTCTCCGTATAAGACGGCATAAGCCCATTATCTAATCCAAGCCAAAATTTAGTTAAATCAATACTCATAATATTTTCCTCCAAATAATCTTTTCAGTATTACTTTGCCTTGCCTCTCGGTCAAAGCGCCAAAAAGTAAGTGAAATATTCCACTTACAAAATAATTATATCAAAATTTAACCTTTATGTCAAGAATTATTTTTCGCTGTCAAACTCGATTATACCTTCTGACTCCAGAAAATCAATCGTTGACTCTATTCCAAACTGTTTTCCAATGGTGTAAGATATACCCATAGAGCAGATTAAAATAATAATGTAATTTATATCTATTGTTTCTATCATTCCAATATTATATCAATTTTCAGACCTCTTGTCAAGAATAATCTATAACCCAGC